CTGAGCTCCAGTTAGGATGGTTAGTCCTAACAAGTATCAACCCCCTTGCTACTAGCTGCTGAAGTGTATAGCCACAAGTCCGGCTACATACAACGCAGCAGGCTGAGATCTGTAACCAGGATCCCAGCCATCTAGAAAGCCGTTAGGCAATCTAGAACGACGAACTTTTGCTCTAGGCGATTTATTGCTTCGAGGCAAATAGAACAGTTCGTCGCCAACCGGAGAAACATAACCACCAACAGCTAGAGGCATAGAGAAGTGTGAGGCTTCCAATGGAAGCCGAACCATCTCTTTCCTTAGGCTGAGGTAGGTATATCTCTTCGGACACCCTAAGGTCAAAATCCCTTGATCAGGGTTCAACCACTCGGGTACGAGGTGGGGCTTGCCATCTATAAACGACCTTAGAAGCGCTAAAGTGCGATGCAGAAAAAGATTCTCTCTGCAACCCCACAATAGAACTTGGTTGATTACTACATAGATGTCGAATTCTGTCGAGAGTGACTTCACATAGAAAGGAGTTATATCAACCCCGTTTAGGAAATCTCCACCACAGGACTCGCGAAAGGCACCTTCACTGAAGGATTTTTCGTGATTAACGATCAATCCCGCCTTTGTCAAGACATCTACGAAACCCCTATACTCGTGGGTTGGGATGATAATATCATCCCCGAACACGCAAGTGTTCGACCAATCAATAAATAGATTGGGCCCGCCGCGAGTGCATCGGAATCCGTAGATTAGAGCCACAATTATGAATGTCATCAGAGGGAAGGTAAAACCATTCCCCATGGTGCTTATCATATGAAGCTCTACTTGGTTGCCAACATCCTCACCTTTACCATCGGTAGGGATTGTGATTACAGGTGATCTAAGCTTAATTAATAGATCAAACCATACACTTGGCAACAGGGCACGTACAAGATCGATACTAATCATATCGCTAGCAGCTTTCAGATCAAGGGTAGCAACATCCCCTGATAATGAGCCGCGCTTGGCCATAGCAATGTTCTTTTGCTGTTGGTTGCGAATGTCTAGCCCGATATGCCGTAGGGCTCCCACTAGATACATGCCAGCAGCAAGCTGCAGACACATATTTCCGGAGGGTTCTATAGCAATTGTACGTTCAGTGTCCTCGTTTTTGGGGACTGTTGTTAGTCGTGAGCCTTCAACCTGCTTAGTTCCCGAAACTCCATTGCTTCCATCTCTGGAAGCGAAGTAAGGGGACATAGAACGCAGTTTAAGAACCAAAGGCTCGCACAGAGCGGTACAAGTCATGTCTTGCCAGATCTTATCGGCCGCATGTGACCCCTTGATGCCATTACTGGCACCAGGGCCAAACCGCCAATTCGACCACAAGTATGACATCTCGAGCGGCTGCTGTATGGCCAACTCATCAAAGGATGTCGTGAAACGCTCTAAAACATTAGTAATGAAATAACGAGCGTTGTCGACAACTCTTCGATCGAGAGAAAGAGATGGAGGAGAGCTCTTTTGGAGCTCTCCGACCAACTGGT